TTACATGTCATTAAACTAGATCCTTCATATGTAACTGGCATAGATGTTATTGCCAAAGGATATGCTCTAACAAATTCATATTCTATAGATCTACCATAGTCTCTCTCAAACTTTCTAACTTTTAATCCTTGGTTAGCAATATACTCATCAGGATATTGACTTCTATAATAATAATTTGTATTCATTAATTGATCTCTATTAGTCTCACCTACAATATATGATATCCAATTCTCAAAAAATCTAATAGGAGTATAGTTACCAGAATCTACATAGAAAGTAAGATCAATTCTGTCATCATATATTCTTCTATATGCATGTCTCTCAGTTACCCCATGAAATGAATTCTGTATCTCAGTAGTTGCAAGGGAAGATCCTGGAAGACTTGCTTCAGAACACAACAAATTTAACTGTTCTTGATTTGTTCCTAATACAGATCGAAGATTAGTTGGTACAGGAATTTCCACCTCAAAATGAGAGGTTAGAGATGGACTAAGCAAACTATTTTTAATCTGCGTGACTGACTTGGGACGTGCCATCTATAAATAATTTTTTACCTTATATATTATGTATGGCCGAAAGTAAAAAGAGTTTATATAAACCATCTAATCCAAGAAAATATAAAGGTAATGTCAATAATATTATCTGTCGTAGTTCTTGGGAAGAAAAGTTTTGTAACTACTGTGATCTAAATGAAAACATTGTAGAGTGGGGAAGTGAAGAGTTCTTTATACCCTACCGTGCTCCTGATGGAAAAGCAAGAAGATATTTTCCAGACTTTATTATGAAAGTAAAGGAAAACACAGGTAAGATTAAAACATATGTAATAGAAGTCAAACCATTTAAGCAAACAAAACCACCAAAGAAAAGAAAGAATGTGACTAAATCATACATGTACGAATGCAAAACCTATGCAGTTAACCAAGCAAAATGGGTAGCAGCAAATGAATGGTGTAAAGATCATGGAGTTGAGTTTAAGATTATAACAGAACGAGAACTAGGATTAAGATCATGACAAATACTCCTGGTAAAGAATTTGTATTTGATCCAGAATTTGATCAAAATATAAACAGGATCGTAGGGAATGATATAAACCTCAGAACCGATGACCCTGAAGAAATGATGCTAGAAATAATGGAGTTATTAAATGATACTGTGACACCTATACCAGAAGTAGGAAAATTCTATACCTTTGTATATAATGCTAAAACTCCTGGTAAAACATATGATCAACACCCACTCATTGCATGTACTTCAATAGAGCAATGGGGATTCAAGGGTATCAACTTTCATTGGAGACAATCTAGAAACTATACATGGCAAGAGTTAGCAGGACAATTATATATTGTTCAATATAATGAGCTTGATGATCTAATGGCAATACCATATGGAAAATTTATCCTAAATAAATAAAAACCTTGTCGAATGGCAACATACGGAAGCAGAGATAGTGGTAATTTTTCTTACTCGCATCTGAAGAACTGCCCATACTATACTAAAATAGATTCAATAACTGGAGAAATAACTCTTAAGAGTACTACAGTAGCGGATCCTAATGTAGAGGGTGCTTATGTACCAAGTGGATCAGAGTCTGAAGATAGAGAAATAGGAACTATAGATCCAAAGACAGGAGTATTTACAGCAACAGAAAATTCTGGTACAAGTACAGATGAAGGAAAGTTTTTCTCAAGTCCTGAAGGAATAAAATCAGTAAAAGAATCGGCAACAATAGTAGCAAATAAATCACAACAAGCATTGGGAGTAGATCCTTCTGTAGCCACAGCAAATACCTTAGATCTATTATGGCCAAATAAAGCAAAAGGATCTGATGATACAGGAGACTCATCTAATCCAACATCAAATATGAATCTCTCCGATATTACTAATAGTTTATTCGGTGCGTTTGGAGTTAAAGGTAGTGGTGGAGGTGGTGCTGGTAAAAACTTAGTTTTCCCCGAAGCATTAAGATCAGATGATCAAGATGTAATACAATTTAAGATGATTAAATTTAGACCTAGAAAATTTGATGTTAGTGGAAAGAACATATCAGGTTTATCACAGAAAGGTATGATGGAATTTACAGAAGGATCAGTCACCCTTCCTATTCCTGGTGGTATTAATGATTCTAATGCAGTTAACTGGGGTGAACAAACCATGACTTCTGCTCAAGCACTAGCAGGTGCTGCTGCAAGTAAAGCATTAGAAGGTGATGGTAGTGGAGTTAGAGAAGCTATTAATGAAGAAAACATGAAGGCTGCAAAGACAGCACTTAAAGCAGAAGTAGTAAAAGCAGCAACAGGTACAGACTCCGCACAATTTCTAGCAAGAACTGAAGGGGTTGTAATGAATCCTAATATGGAATTATTATTTGGTGGTCCCCAATTACGTAGTTTTGGATTTACATTTAAGTTTTCTCCAAGAAATGCTAAAGAAGCAAAAACATTAATATCAGTTATTAGATTCTTTAAGCAAGGAATGGCTCCACAAAAACACCAGAATGGATTGTTCCTAAAGGCTCCCAATACATGGATGTTAAAGTACTTACATAAAGGTAAAGAACATAAGTTCCTTAATAAGTTTAAGGAATGTGCTTTACAATCCTGCAATGTTAATTACACACCAGATGGAAACTATTCCACTTTTCGTGATGGTGTAATGACTGCATATGAAATTACATTAGGATTTGGAGAGACAGAACCAGTATTCGCTACTGATTATGATGGAAGCACTTCAATAGGTTTTTAAAAAATGAAAAAGTATTTCAGACAGGTTCCAGATTTTGATTATGTAAGTAGGCTTCCTGAGTCTAAGATATCTGATTACGTTAAAGTAAAAAATCTTTTTAAGAAAGGAAAACTTAGAAATGATATTTTCCAGGATGTAACAGTCTTTACAAAATATCAAATTTCAGGAGATGATAGACCAGATAATGTAGCATTTGAGGTATATAATAATCCAGATTTAGATTGGATCATATTACTGTCAAATAATATAGTTAATATACAAACAGAATGGCCACTCCCACAAAATGATTTTGATAAACTACTCCTAAGTAGATATAAAACTTATGAGAATTTATATTCTGGCATACATCATTATGAAACAACTGAAGTAACTAATAGTCAAGGTGTTGTTATAGTACCAGCAGGTTTGTATGTAGCATCTGATTATAAAACTGAATACTATGATTACTATCAGGACTCATTAGTAACAGTACAAGATGCTGTTAAAGCAGTAACAAACTATGAGTATGAAGAAGAACAAGAGAATAAAAAAAGAAATATATTTATACTTAAAGAAAGATATCTAGGAATAGTTTTAGATGACATGCAAGATATTATGCCATATAAAAATGGTTCCACCCAGTATGTGAGTGGAACCATTAAGAGAGGAGAAAATATTAGACTTTATTAATTACTCCTCTGCGAGTTTCTGAAAATAACTTAGTGCATCATCCTCTTCAGATGACTTAGATGCCACGGATGCAGCAGCTACTGGTTCTTTACTCTTAAAGTCAGGAGTAAATGACCCACGACTATTATCTTCCTCAAAAACCTCTTCGTCTACACGACGAGCAGGTTGTTTATGTCCTAGAACATAATCCAAACGCTTCTTCAGGTCATCATATGACTTGAACTGGTCTGGTGCGGTAACAGCAGCAAGTGAATACTGCTTCTTCCACAATGCTTCTAGTGCATCGTCATCATCTAAAAGAGGAGATACTGCGTCGAACTCTGACTTGTCATAGTTCCAGTAACCATCCTTCTTGACAATCTTCAACTTGAAGTTTGCACCTTGCCAGAAATCAAAAGGATTAATCGGTGACTCATCCTCAAACTCAGGCTGCATTGCTTCCATAATCTTATCAAAGATCTTCTTACCAAACTTGTAGAGGAATACTCCACCCTCATTTTGAGGATTGGTAGGATCTTTTACGACATAGATGTTTGCATAGTAGGAAAGCTTACGCTTCTGTCTACGAACAACATCCTTGTCGGATTCATTACCACTGTTCCAGAGTTCACGATTGTGCTCTGAGACTGGATCCTTGCCACCTATTGTGGTCAAAGAGTTTTCAATGTACCAACCACCTGGTCCTTGAAATGCATGTGAATACACTTTTGCCCAAGGGATATCTTCCCCTTCTGGTGCTGGTAAGAAACGGAGAACGGCATAACCGTTACCTGTTTTATCTACTTCTGGTTTCCAAAGGCGATCATCACCTCCACCACTAGTAGTATTCATCTTCTCCACTTCCTTAACTAGTTTTTGAGTTAAAGATCCTAGAGAGGACTGCTTTTTTAAGTCGTTAAATGACATTAGATTTGTTTTTAGATTTGGCTTTTAAGTACTCTACTATACTATCAAGATTCAGATTCTTTGTCAATCTGTTGTTTCATCATCTTAACCATCTTATTCATATCATCCCACATCTTATTGATGTCGGAATTCTTAGGAAAGCCCATCATAGATGCAGACTCAATGATCTGCTCTTTCATTTTCTTTGCTTCGGGATCATCAGAAAGAGACAAACGAGTATACATTACACGTTGTTTATCAACAAGTTTTTCCAGGATATCAATATGATATGCCTTATCTTCATTACTCATAGTCAGAAACTTAAAGACATTACTATAGACCTCCTCTTGGAGTTCATGAATCTCTGCCATTTCAGCACGAACAACTTCAGATTGAAAAAAACTCATAGTACTACTTTCTGTAAGATTTTTTTATAGCGGAATACATTTATATTTAGGAAGGGTTTATACTTTTTAATTTTTAGACTGACGGTTTCCCATACAGGATCATCTAGTTTCTTGTCCCACTCTTCCCTGTACCCTAATATTCTATCACATATCACCATAGTTTCAAGTGATACCTTCCCACCCAAATACTCTTTCAGAATATCTGGATGCCTTGACCCATCAACATAAAACATTGCATCGAAATTACCATCAGCAAAAAGAGAACTAGTTTCTTCCTTAAAATTATATGAAAGAGACTCTACTTTCTTTTTCCAATCAACATACCTTGCTTCTCCATTCTTTATCATATCACCAATCCACATTGTACCTGGATCAGTAGTACTGACAAAGTTAGATACAAAAAATTCTTCTACTTCTTTATCAGTCTTCTGACGTGCAAACTTCTCAAACCAAAACCTATCCTTTCTCTTATAGAAAGCTTGTCTAGTTGCTCTAGTTTTACCAGCATACTTATGATAATCGTACTTATCTTTAGTAAAGTGATTCTTTAGAGACAGATAACAACGGTAAGCATCAAAGGGCATCATCTTCTTCTTCTACACCTTCCAATTCATCAATCCAATCTACAGGAACTTCATGCTCCCCTATTCTATATGTGTGACCTTTACCAGGCAAGTCTCCAAGGTACTCAAGATCAGTAAAACTATGCTCCCTTAACATTGCTTGGAGACGATAGTGTGTCAATTCAGATTTAGTTGGCATGATCAAACAGGTAATTTTGCTCTAGTCGTTCTCTTCATAAAATTAAGTTCTTGTGCATCACACTTAATTTTTTCTTTAAGGGGTTTAGAAATAAGTTTAGGAACTGACTCTACATCAACACCATTCTTATCACAGAAATGAACGATAGCATCTATGTAATTCATGTCATTATTATGTAAGACAAGACTTTCTATCTCCTGTGCAAACTTAGTAGGGCAGAAGAATTTACTCTCCATCACCTTTTCTAATTCATTCTTTGGTGTCATTTTTTGCCCCAGTGTGGTTACTAACAAACTCT